AACAAGAACAAACTTATATTAAACTGGATTAAAAAGTAATTCAAAAAAAAATATTTAGACATAATATAGTAAAATTCTGTATATGTCCGAACCTACCGAACCGACCATAAAAAGCGTTAAAAAATCATTATCAGGAGGCACAGCAAATATGGTTTATAAATCAAAAGAATACAACGCGTTTATAAATAAACGCTGGTATGAGGCAAATAAAGAAAAATATAAATTCGAGGCAAAATTGAATTATTACAAGAAATTCGTGTCTCCGATTGAAATAGATATAATTTGTGAACTGCACAAGGACAATAAAGAGGCAATTATTCGAAATCTGAAAATAGCCAAATTAGAGGCAGAATTCAATAATTCCTAACTGCGTTTATTTTTTTTAAGTATTTGTGATAAAAAAATACTTAAAATAACTTACCTTGACCTTACCTTGACCTTACCTTGACCTTACCTTTATTTCTCGACATAAGTCTTTTTTGCGATATGTTCGAATACCTCTTTGTAAATTTCTTTTTTGTTTTTTTCAAAATTAAATACTGGCATATTGAACCACCCTTTAAATTCGTATAAATCATATCCCGAATCTTTGTAGAGTTTTTTATATACGTCCATTCCTTCCATACATTCGTCTGTGTAAATATCCACTTTACCTCCATATTCGTCGTCTTCTTGTCCTTTATGGTTTTGTATTAAAGTAAGTATTTTTCTATTTACCGAACCATACACATTATTAATAAACTTGAATATCTCGGTATTATCGAATGGTTTAATATCATTATTGGTTTTTCTTTCTTCTTCTACAAATTCGTCTCCGTTAAACAAGTGTAATATAACTTTTGTGATTTTATCGCTGTTATTGTAAATCGGTCTTTCGTCTTTATGGATTGCCTCGTAATATTCGTCGAATAAATCTGTTATTGTTACAGTCCAACCATTCATATAAACGCTTTCAAGAGTGTAATAGTCTAAAACCATATCTTTGTAGAATTTTTCGAATGTTTTTTCAGGACTTATTGAATTTAAATACTCTGTGAATGGTGTGATTTTCTTCGGTTTCTTCGCAGGTTTTTCGACAAAAGTTTCAACGGGTTTTTCGCAGGAAGGGTCTTTCTTTTTTAACTTGTTTATTTTTATCGGTGCTGACAAGTAAATAGGTTCGTTTATTTTCTCTTTTTCTTCTTCGACCTTTTCTTCTACCGTGTAGGTTATATTTTCAGGTATTATTTCTATTTTTTGTTCCTGTGTAGGTACAGGTGAGAACTGATACTTTTTCATTAACTCGATTTCTCTATTTGCCAAATATAATTCTCCTTTTAACCTTTCGACCTCCTTTTTTAAAAATTCTATTTCTTTGTCCTTATCTTCAATCGTGTGGAGTTTTTCAGTTGTCTTTTTATTGTAGTCTTTCATATAATTTCTCATATAGGTTTTTCGATCGAACGTTGACATTCCTAAATATTATAGAATACTTTGAGATTTTTTTTTTAAGTAGTTTAACTTTTAGTTTAAATAAAAATTAGGGGTTTTATGGGTGTTGACAGACTTTTATTTTTGGAATCAATTTTCCTAAAACTTTTACTAAAAGTTTAATAAAAGTTTAATAAAAGTTTATGTTAGTTTTACATAAAAGTTTATGTTAGTTTTACATAAAAGTTTATGTTAGTTTTACATAAAAGTTTATGTTAGTTTTACATAAAAGATAAAAGTTTATGTTAGTTTTACATAAAAGTTTATGTTAGTTTTACATAAAAGTTTATGTTAGTTTTACATAAAAGTTTATGTTAGTTTTACATAAAACTCGGGGTCAAAATCCCCTAAATACTATTAAAAAATATTTTTTAATTGAATTAAAGAAAAAATATTCATATTATTGTTAAAAAAATAGTAAAAAAGTGGTGTTTTTCCCCTAAAAATAGGAAGTTTATTTCTCTCGTTCTCTCTTTTAGTCCTTTTAAAAGTTTTTTTGTAGAAAATTTTTTTTTTTTCTAAAATTTTTTTTTGTAAAAAATACAAACTTGATATTCTCATGGAATACCTTTCAAACCACCCTTTTTCCTTCTTAACTTTGGATTAAATAGTATTTTTATTTAAACTTTTATGTAAAACGATTGAAGAATTTATTTTCAAGCACTAAAAAATAATTAGTTACAGTTATTCGGTTATTCTATTCTACTCTAAATTCTACTATTTAAATCATTCCGTTTTTCTTGTAAAACTCTTCACGTTCTCTCTTGTATTTAAGGTGTTCTTGGTTGGCTCTAATTACCAATCCAGCACTTACCATTAATGATAAGGGAGTTCCAAGTTTTCAAATTACTTCTTATCATAGATTTATTTCTACTACTAATAACAGAGAACCTATTAATACTAAAAAGGGTGACCGCAGAAATCTGATTATTCTTGCGAGTGACGAATTAAAAGGTAATTACGAATATTTCCAAAAAATCAACGAATATATGAATGACATTAATGCGTTGAGAACCTTCTATGATTACTTGAAATCTATACCTGATTTAGATAAATTTGGTTCTATTCCTATTCCTGAAACTTCTTATCAAGAAGAACAAAAGAAGGCAAATAGAGAACCTATTGATATATGGTTAGAGGATATTGTTACTGAAAAGTTCAACAAAGGTATCAAAGAAATGAAATTTGATAATTTTCAATTGATTAGTAATTTTGAAAATTGGAAACGTGATAATAGTGTTATTTATGAAATTAACTCTATAAAGTTGAGTTGCCGTATTATGAATATGAATTTGAAGGGTATTACTAATCATAATTTAGCAGGTAGATATAAGAGGTTCGATATTGACCTATTAGCAAAGCATTATGGGTTAGGTTGCTCGATTGTTTTAAATAATGAAGAAGACGACGAAACAGACTGAACGGGTTCACGAACGGGTTATAGATAGTTATACCAACCCGTTCGCCAACCCGTTCGCTCGATAAATTTACTACTACTTCTATTTCTATTTATTTATTACCTATTATAGTAATAAATAATTCAATTATAAAATAATTAGTAAGAGCATAATAGAAAACGAACGGGTTGAACGGGTTGAACGGGTTATTTTCCTCCTGTAAGGATTTTTTTTATACTTTTACTTTTGTTAAAATTTTTTTTTATAATTTGTACGGGTCAAAAACGGGGTGTTCACCGTTCAACTCGTTCAACCCGTTCGCCCTAAATAAATTACTAATAAACAATAAAAATATAAAAAAAATATCCTCCTTAATTATATAATGAGTTTAACGGACACACAAATTTGGGAACTAGCAAAGAGAATGGATATACCGCTTGTATTTTGCGACTTTAAGGATAATTTACAAACCGAGAAACTACAATACAACAAGTCATATATCATTAATATGGAAGACGAATATGACGCAAAAGGAATGTTGAATGACGGGTCACATTATACCTGCTTTCAAGTAAACAAATATCCAAACGGGAAAATAGAAAAGGTTTATTTTGACAGTTTTGGAGTTCCACCGCCTATTGTAGTTGAAAAATTTATGGGTGGAGGTAAAATACCTTATAACAAAAAGGACGTACAGAGTCTCATGAATGAAGCATGTGGGTATTATTGTTTAGCATTTTTATACTGGATTAATTCATATTACAATAGAACAGGAGATTTAGCAACGGATTGTATAGACTTTATTGACTTGTTCGACGACTTGAATGAGAGTGTTGAATGGAAGAAAAACGAGTATATTTTGAAACACTTTTTTAGGTCTGTTGATCCAGCATTAAGAAAACCAATATCCGTAGAAGAAATAAAACATATTAGTGATAAGGAATAAAAGGATATAAATAATTTACCGAAATTTGAACGAAAATTAATATAAACCTTAATATGAAGTTTATATTATTTTGGGGGTGTTAAACGGAGATTGTAATAGGGTGTAGGTTTAGGTGTAGGTTTTTCAATTTTATGAGGAAATAATAATGACACGGGTTTAGGTGTAGGTTTGGTTTTATTAAATCCCCTGACTACCTCATAAGACCACATTAGAAAAAATCCAGCGTAAAATCCGAGCATTTATACTATGTCGAGAGATATTTTTTTCAGTATTAATATAAACCTTAATATAAATTAATGTTAGGTAAAAGAATATTTGTAAAATTAGGTGGTGAATTTCCACTTATTCCCTATATGTGTTATGCGGTCGACAACGGATATGAATATTATGTCTGTTTAACGGAAGACAGACCTAAATTACGGGTTTCTCTAAATTGTGAAAAAACAATTATTAATATCCCATTGAGGTAAGGTCGAGTAATATTTCATGTGCTTGTCTTCTAGGTAGGCGACCGTCGTGTATGAATTTGACAATAAGACTTTTTAATTCTTTGGCTATTTTCGGATTATCATTTCCAGCACTAATTTCTCCTCTCAATAATTCGAACCGTCTATTTTCGTGTTGTTCTTGTTTCATGTCGGGATTAGGGACTGAAATATCGAGTTGACACTTTTTCACAATAGTTTTAAGTTTTTTCTTTTCA